GCTCCAGGGGCAGGTAAATCAACACTTGCCCTAGCACTTGCACTCAAGACCAATGTGCCAACATTATACATATCTGCGGATACTAATGCACACACAATGGCCATGAGATTGGCCTCCATGATTTCGGGGAAGAGTCAAGGAGATGTCGAACAGAAACTTAATACTGATGTTGGTTGGACTAAAGCAATCCTCCAAAAAGGAAGTCATATAGTCTGGTCGTTTGAATCTGCTCCAACTCTAGAAGATATTGTTGAAGAAGTGCAAGCATTCGAAGAACTTTGGGGATGCTCCCCATCGATGATTGTGCTTGATAATTTAATGGATGTTGCCACAGATGGTGGCGAAGAGTTCGCATCTATGCGGGCTATTATGAAGGAGTTGAAATATCTTGCGAGAGCGACTAACGCTGCGATTGTGGTTCTACATCACACTTCGGAAGCAGTTCCTGGGAATCCTTGTCAGCCAAGAAGCGCCATACAAGGTAAGGTCTCTCAACTTCCTGCGCTTATATGCACACTCGGCACGGTTGGCACATCGATGGGCGTGGCATCAGTCAAAAATCGCTATGGAAGAGCCGACCAAAACGGCACGCTCATGACATGGTTAGCATTCAATCCTGAATATATGTATATAGATGATATCCCTGAGAACGTATGACAACTAGAAAATCTCATAAGGCTAGAGGAGCAACCTTTGAAACTGATATTCGTGATTGGTTTCGTAATCATGGTTATGATGCTGAAAGACTCGCTCGTGCAGGTGCGAAAGATGAGGGAGATGTCGTCGTCAAGACCGACTTCCTCGGGAGTATCGGCATCATCGAATGTAAAGCGCCAGGCGCAAGTGGCAAGATTACTCTCCCAGGTTGGACAAGGGAAGCGCAAGTAGAGGCAGACCATTATGCCGAGGCTCGCAAGATAGATAGAAATGCTATACTGCCAGCAGTTATTATTAAAGCAAGAGGTAAGAGCATCGACGATGCCTACCTAGTATTAAGATTAGGGGATGTATTCGGTGATGACTGATGACCTGCCAGATATCGTGTTGGTGTTGCAGCACTATGGTGCTAAACTAAACCGAACTACTGGTCAAGTCAATGTCAAGTGTCCGTTCCACAACGACTCCCATGCAAGTGCGAGTTTCAATACAAGAGAAAACATTTTTAATTGCTTCGCGTGTGGTATGCAAGGCAATAGCATTCAAATAATTGCTAAACAAGAAAGGTGCGATATACGTGAAGCAAAGTCAATCGCAGAAGGAATTACTGGGCAGAGCGTCAATCAAATACGCGGAGAATATACATCTGGCGGAAGACTACCTCGCAAGTCGGGGAATAACAAAGGAAGTGGCTCGGGCGTGTCGATTAGGCGTAGTCTCGGAGCCTGATGTCGGACATGAAGCGTTTCAAGGTCGTCTCTCGATTCCTTACATTACTAAAACTGGTGTCGTTGACCTACGTTTTAGGTCTCTTAATCCAGCGGTGGAACCGAAATACATGGGAATGACTGGCGCTGAAACTAAGATGTTCAACGTATTAGATATTGAAAAAGCAGGAGATTGGATTGGGGTATGCGAAGGTGAACTGGATACAATTACTCTTAGTAAGTGTGTCGGCATCCCTTGCATTGGAGTTCCTGGTGCAAACTCGTGGAAGAAGCACTACACTAGATTACTGGCAGACTTTGAACGAGTGTTTGTGTTCGCTGACGGCGACCAACCAGGAAAAGAATTCGCCACTAGTCTTGCCAGAGAACTTCCAGTTACAATTGTTACCATGCCCGACGGGGAAGATGTTAATTCTGTCTACGTCAAGTATGGGGCGGATACAATCAGAGAGAAGATGGGGCTAGGATTAGATGATGAATGAGATACCTAATTGCCCTGACTGTGGCACTCCGTTTGAGAATATATTTGAAGCAACAGACCATCTACTTGAAGATGGAGATGCAGAGTTTAATCCAGAACTTATATTGCCTAACGGCTATAGCCTAATGATTGGTTCATTGCTACGTAATATTTACAAGCATTCGCATGACCCACATAAGGTTGAGGACATCGCCCAAGATACATATGCGACATTATATGCCGCTCAGTATGACCCAGGCCAGATGAAAAACTTCATAGAGGACCTGATTATACGAGAACAAATGTATGATATCGATGATGAATTAGCCGAACTATTAGATAAGAATCCTAAAAATGACAACGAAAGCGGAGAGTGAAGAGATATGGCAGATTATAACCCCACTGGTGGACCAAGGTTACAGGGTCGTATCATACGAGAAACAGTCTCGGACGTTGCAGATAGTAATCCAAGTGCCACTACTGAGTTCAACAACGACGTAGCAGATGTAACATCGGCTCTATTTGATTTACTTATTAAGAAACATAAGGACTATGGTCCTAAGAATATTTCACAAAGCCCAGGCGGTCCTCTTAACGGACTGCGTGTGCGTATGTGGGATAAACTAGCACGTATCAATAACTTAGTAGAGTCTGGCGCTAAGCCAGAGAATGAAAGCCTTGAAGATTCATTCAAGGATATGGCGAACTATGCAATCATTGGGTTGCTAGTCTTACAAGGAAAGTGGCCGAACGAATGAAAATATTTGGACCATATAAAGGAAGTAAGCAAAACGGTGGAAGACCAATCTACGTTATCAAGCGTAAGAAAAAAGATGGAAGCACTACCACCACATCCACTAACAAGGCTCGTAAAGATTACGAAGATGCAACTGGCAAGACTTTGCCTAAGAATTCAGAGGTAGACCACAAGAATAACAAGGGTCGTGCGGGTGATGACCGCCTCTCTAACCTTCGCGTCATTAGTAAGAAGAAAAACGTTGGGCTTGAAAACAAGCGACGTGCCAAGAAAACTACTGTTAAGAAAGCGACCAAGAAGAAGCCATGAAAACAATAGTCTGCGTATCCGATTTACAGATTCCTTACCATGATAAGCGAGCCGTTGCTAACCTCGCTGCTTTTATTAAAGCCTACAAACCTACCGAAGTAGTATCAGTTGGTGACGAAATGGATATGCAAACTATTTCAAAATGGGCAAAGGGAACTCCGTTAGAATATGAACGTTCTATCGGGCGTGATAGGGACGAAACGACTCGGGTGCTCGAGCAACTTAAGGTAAAGCATATCATTCGGTCAAACCACACGGACCGACTGTTTAATACAGTTATGATGCGCTCGCCAGGACTGCTCGGGCTACCTGAGTTGGAACTTCCAGAGTTCTTACGTCTTGATTCTATTGGCACTACATACCACGAGAAGCCATACGAGTTAGCACCTAACTGGTTACTCATGCATGGCGATGAAGGTTCAATGAATTCTACTGGCGGTCTTACCGCATTAGGTTTAGCAAAGCGCACAGGTAAATCAGTAGTGTGCGGACACACTCATCGCATGGGTTTGGCCCATCATACTACATCATACACAGGCTCCTCACCTCGCACAGTATGGGGTATGGAGGTTGGAAACCTCATGGATTATAAGAAAGCAAAGTATATTAAGGGTGGATTGTTCACATGGCAACAAGGCTTTGGTATCCTGTATGTCGATGGCAAAACAGTAATTCCTGTAACAATTCCAATTGCTAAAGATGGTTCCTTCATTGTAGAAGGTAAGGTGTGGGGTCGATGAACTGGGAACGTATTGAACCCTGGGATTACATTGTTATCGCCGTGTCGGCTGAGTATCACAAGAAGTATGACATGGTTGAACTTGAAGATATCAAGCAAGAATTATACCAATGGTTCTTAGAGCATCCAAACAAGTTAACCGAATGGGAAGCCATTGGTAAGCGTGATGCAAAGAATCTTATTTATCGTTCGCTTCGCAATCAAGCATTAGATTATTGTCAGAAGTGGAAAGCAAAGTCTATAGGATACGAAGTATCTGATTTGTTCTACTATGAACCTGCTATGGTTGAAGCGTTGCTTCCTTCTGTATTGCGTGGTGAGTTTACAGTAATGCCAGTTCTTAACCTTGGGAAAACAGGACGACCACCAGCACCATCAGAGGGCGGTAACATGATGGCGATGATGGTCGAGATTGACTTAGCATACGATAAGTTGAGCAAAGAGGATAGAACTGTGCTCTTCCTAAAGTATTGCGAGTCCCTGGATTATGCTGCTATTGCGACGGAGATGGAACTAGGCTCAGAAGATGCTGCGCGGATGCGCCACAATAGAGCCATTAAGAAATTGATTACACGTATCGGTGGATTTAGACCGCATCTAGATAAAGATTCTCCCGAGAAAAGCCCCGAGATGCCAGATGAGATTGTAAACGAGAACGATACTCCCACCAATGAAGATGGGCATGAGGAAACCGACTAAGTATTTCAGTTTGGTAGGTCCCTCTCTGCTGGGTCTACCCAAGTTTCCGCAAAGTGTTCTTCCATATCTTGTTCTTCCTTAACTATTGATTCTTTAATGTATATAAGCAATTGTCCTGGTGTTACTAAATAACCCCTTGAAGGGTTAGGTGGGATGTTGCACGTAATTGGTCTGCCAACTTCCCATACTGCTTCTTTGAGCCTATGTAGAGGCACGATAAGAACCGAGTCCTCCAATACGAATGCCCAATGAGTTGCCTTACTAACTCTAACTCCTGATGGTTTCCAAGAGTTATCACTCACGTAATAGCATTCTGTTTCAATATAGATGTTGCCTGTTTCTTTCCAGCGCCTATCTGTTTTGACTTCGACAGTATCTAGAGAAAGCAGGTCTGCGACCCTGCTCTCGCCTAGTTCACCCGCTCTAAGGTCTAAGTCCCAATTGGAATCTTTCAATCTTTTTCTGCCATTTCTTTTTCATACATTGCTAGACTCAACTCATCTAACTGTTCTTTGATTTGGTCGATAAGCCCCTCACGATAAAGTAGTTGCTCTTCTGTATAGACAACGCCTTCTTCGTTTTCTTTATCATATTCGTATTCCATTTATCCTCCTGTTGAGTAGAAACCAGTCCCGTTAAACTTTACTGGTGCTGCATAGTATACACGTTTCATATCTTGATTGCAAATATTACAGACTGGAAATACTTCTTCGTCTGCCATGCGACGTTCTATAGACGCTTCTTGATTGTCTGTATCACATTTGTATTCATACGTTGCCACTCAGTTGCCTCCGTGCAGTTTGTGTCGGGCGGCGTGTATGATTATCATACAGCCTTTGCCGTTGCTGTGCAACAGCCTCCTGAACACCGATATAGTTATCTAGACTCTGGCATATTTCTTTTGCCAGAATCCTAGCATCCCATCTATTATATCCCATAGTGGCTAACTTGTCTATTACTTTTTGGATACGAGGCTCTTGTTTATAAGCACCCTCTTTGAAGGTCTGCAATTTACCATCTTTGAATCTGGTTATCACTAATACCACCCCTTCTGCTCATGGAACTTCAACGCTTGGCAAGGTGAGCCATAGCGGTATAAAATATAGGCAAATCCACGCTCAATCTGCCTTGTTGCTGGTATTTTCGGGTCCATTCCTAGTATCTGAGGGATACCACCAGCATTCTTGCCCATTACTTTGATTTTATTATACGCTTCGGGCCTCCAGTTGGATTCCTTCTGCCATAACTTTTCTAAACAGACGAATTGCTTGTCTGTCCACGCTAACATTACGTCTCTTGCATATGCTTTACTATCTTCTACGCCCCACTTATGGGGCTTCTTCGGCGGTTCATGTTTTACATGCGTGATTCCAAATAGCATAAACAATGCCACGAACACTAGCATAACTTTGCTTCTCATGTTACTCCCTTAGTAGTGGTTGCATCCGTTCATAAAACGAAAGTGCTTTTGCCACATCAGTTTGTATACCATCATTGTCGTAGTTTCCGTTCAGCGATTCGATTCGCTCGCCAGCGAGTAATCCACCCCATATACCATGAGCCAGATTTTCTAGTTTCATTCCTTCTTGTAAGCATTTTTCTTTAATTGGACATACGCTGCACCCTTCGATAGCATACTTGATGCTCTCTACTAATGCAAGTTGTTTCCTAAGCGATGGTCTGCCATTGTCGAACTCTGGAAACCAATGGTCTGGATTTAAGTCGTCGGTGCATACCCCTACAAGTTGCTCAGTATTCTTCATGCATCTCATCCCACATTCTGTCGGGGTCATCTTCCACTACGCAGTCATCATCTGAATCATGGTCGCAGTCGCACTCATCACACGTATCAGTTCCTAGTGCAATCGGGTCGCCGTCGAGCCACATTGGTTCACTCATCTTCACCCTCCCCGATAGCATCATCAGATTCATCTTCTTCTTGCTCAACCATTTCGACTCTAATCCTGTCGATTTCTCCGTGCCATGTATTGTCTTCCCATTCATATGATGCCAATTCATCTGCCATCATATCGTCGTCTGCATATACTTGGAATCGGAATGTTACTGTAACTTCTGCCTCATACTCTACTGCATCTTCCGTTGGTTGTGGCTTAGCCATATACTTCCTCCAATATAGAATCTAATACATACTCGAACTCAGGTCGACCTGCCATGTCGGGCGCTGCGCCGTCCCAAAACATTTCATACCCATAATTGTCGCTCCAACGCAGTCGCCCTGTAAATACCACACCAGCGCCATTAGTTAGTTCGACATCCTTTACCCAACTAGTATCCTGTCGGAGTCGCTGCTTGATATCAAACGACTCTTGCATTTCGCTAATCGTAACTTCATCACTCATGATAACTCCTCTAGTATTAGTCGTGCATCGGCTAGTTTCTTGTCTGTATGATAATCATACGAGTTGCTTGAGGTGAGAAGGTGGATGTAATCCAGCACTATCTCACGCAGTTTTTCTTTATCCACCTTTACCCCCTATTGTATGCTTCACTATAAATTGGAATGACTGCGCCTGACTTTAGTTTGTCAAGCCACTCCTCTGCTTTTTTGCGTGTGGGAAAACCTCCGTATACAGTAATCCCACCATCGTAGATACCGACAGTTCCCCATGATTCTATGGGTTGCCCATCATGCCACTCTTTAGAAGTCGAATGATTTGTCATAATACCACATCGCCTCAGGTTTGTGTCGGTCGCGCTGCCATCTACTATCGGCTGGTGTGTAGCATAGGCATGAATCGCCATACATTCCGTTGCAGTCAAAGCATTGGAAGCACATCTCGCAGTAGTAAGGATTGGCATCCTCGAACGCTATTGTTCTACAAGAAGGACACTCGTAATCTTCTAGAGTGTCTGTATGATTATCATACACCGCTACACTAGCATTACTGGGTTTGAGATAACTAGACCATGCAGATGGCTTGTATGTATCGTTAGACCACCACATGCCTTCGTTATCCCAATGCCCAGCAGATTCGTTGATGATGTAACACTCATCTTTTGCACTAGGGTCTAGCGTAAGGATTGCTATCTTGCTACCACTAGACCACTTGCTTACTATCTTCCACACATTGTTATCGTCAAGGGCTTTGACGCCACCAATAGTCGGAAGTATATCCTCTGCAAAGATACGCGTATCGCTACGTCTATCTGTCGCATGGATGTCAACATCGAGGATACCATTGTGCGCTAGATAGGTATCATCTCTATCGCCAACCTTGAATGGATGGCAATTCTCTTCATTCTTTACGCCATGCGTTGCAAATCTAGCATGAAACATAGCATAACTGTTTGGATATTCCTCACGAACTTGCAGGAATTCCTTGATAATTTTCTTGGCAGACATACCCTTGCCTGTAATAATCTTGCCGTCTGCAATTACTGCATAGCCGAAGCCATGCGGATTACTACATGAGGCACACTCTAAATCTTTTTTACGAGGAGTAGAGTTGGGTGAGCATACTACTAATAAGCACATATTCTATCCTATCTGTTCGGAAAGAGTAACAGATTTTGCTACTCGTGTTGCTAGTTCGGGATACACATCAGCCTTATCGTGTATATATTTTACGAATCTCCAGTCGTCAAGTGCGCCTTCACGCACATCTTTAACCGATAAGGTTCTAGTATACTCAACGCTGGCGTGCGCTAAGTCTATGAATGATTTAACTGTGGTGCTGTTCACGCTACTTCTAAAGATACGCATCTCTAGAGTGGCATGATTCTGTGTGTTAATGGCGGAGTATCTGTCGCTGTTGCGTGGATTCTCTAACTTGTTCTTGAGATTACGGCGCACTATCCACTCACGATTGCCATTATCATCTATCTCACCATAGTTTCCTGCATCAGCATCATCGAACTTAGCCCAACGACTAGATGAACGACCTGCTAACTTCTCGAATAGTGTCTGATTATCATACACTAATCGAAGGAAGCGGTGCATATGCGCACCACCATTGAAGCCTGTGCGTGAGATATGGATATGCAGACCTGCTGTCCGCGCATCCCAAGCCCTAACCTTTACATCATCTCTGCTACGTAAAGTTTCTAGAGTATTCCACAACTCATAGGCCTCGGTTTTATAGAATTCATGAGTCATGGGGTGGGTTACTATCTCGAAGCCACAGTCTAATGACCCGTCGCCTTTGAGATACGCTAGACTTAACTCCTCAAGTCTAGATGCATACTGCGCTGATTCACTTCGGTTATGCCCTGCTTCTACTTCTATCTCAATGCCGAAGAATAATCTATCTTCATCATTCATTGAGTGGAATATAGGGTCGGGGCGATAAGAATAGTCGTGAATAACTCTATCCTCATCATGCTCATAACATTCGCTCGTATAGTATTCATCACAGTCCTCGCAGTAAGTTGCATTTTCTATGCAATTCTCGCAGAGAGAACTATTAGAGTCCTGAACGTAGAAACTAGAGCCTGTATGATACTCATTACAATCATCACAGTAGTTGGCATGACTCTCGGCGCATCCTTCGCACCACATCTCGCTTTGGTCTACGTAATACCAAGAATCACTTTCCCAACCAGTATCTTCGCAATGCTCGCAATATCGAGAACACTCGATACACGATACATCAGAAGAATAAGTAATATATCTCGCATCATCTTCACTAACTTCCGCCATACAAGATGAGCAAGTTAGTTCAGGTGATACTTCATCTGTATCCATATTTTATCCTTTCGAGTTACTCCGTATGATTATCATACGAGAGGCGGTGCTATTCAGTTATAGGTATAACCTTACACTACGGCCTGACGTAAGTCAAGTATAGCGTCGCTAATTTTTGAGCGTAGGCTCTCCACTTCAATAGCGAGTGCCTTGAAATCATTGCGCTTGTGGTTTTCCTGCGCTAGTCGCAGAGCCGCTCGAATTACCTCAGTTTCCCGAGGCGTGAGGTCGAGCAGTAGGTTTGTGTCGGCGCTCACTCGATGCCCCCGAAATCCTCTATGACGGCCATTACAGCATCATCAAGGTCTGCGATAAGCATTTCGATTTCGTCAGGTGTATAACCCTTGACCATTTCTGAGGTTACGCTGGACTCCCATACTTTGCTCATTTCTTCCCCTTCTTACGGATAATCTTAGCGAGTCGAAGGACTACTACGATACCGATTACTAGGTAGATGCTACGCCAAAAGACATACACATCACCGAAGTAAGTGGTAAGGCTGATGCCCCACTTGCTTGCTTCTAGGTTAAACAGTTCCATTTCATTTCCTTTCACTAAGTTGCTGTATGATTATCATACAACGTGCCTACCATGAGAATCGAACCCATGACCACGCACCAGCGTAGGCTTCCAGATGGTATTACTCAGCCCACTCCGAGTATTCGTCATCTTCGCTTTCCATTAAGATTTCATCGAGGGAGATGTCTACACCGAGGGAATGTTCTTCTAGCAAGATTTCCTCGAGTTCTTCGGGTGTGAAGATTTCGCGGGCAATCTCTAGGGCTTCATCATCATAAGCATCAAGCATTGTTCCGACTCCTTTCGAGAGCGATAACACCAGCGAGGCGCTTTGCCTCTTTGGCTTTTTCATCATCCTCGATATTCTTGAGGACTTCTGCGTGGATAGCCTGTCGCGAATCAGCGACTATGGCTTCCATTTCGTCTAGGTTCATCAGGCTATCCTTTCGTTATCCTGTATGATTATCATACAAGGCTTACTGCGTAGTGCAACTTTCATACCTTAAGGTTAATGCCTCATGGCGTAGAAGTCAAGTTCTGCGGGAAACTATTTCCTGTATGATTATCATACAAGCCAACAGGTTCGCTTTCCTAACTTCATAAGACTAATCTACTCGCTTCCCAGCCATAAGTCAATTATCGCCAGCATTTATTTTCTGTATGATTATCATACGAAAGCCACTCGAGCGCCGTCAGGTGCGCCTCAGATGCGCTTCGCTGCGCCTCAAAAAAGTTTGTGTTGGTTTGTGTCGGGGCTTACCCCGCGCTCGGGCGTGTCGGATTTCGGGCATGAAAAAACCCCCGCCGATTTCTCGGCGAGGGCTTTCGGTTTTCGGGTTTTACTTTTTAACTGTTGAGCGTTTTGCGATTGGCACTAAAACTTCTAGAAGTGCGGTTAAGGTCTGAAGGTCTGAAGTTGTGAGTTCCTTCAGATTCTTCAGGGTGCGAACTTCGAGAAGGGTTTGTGAGATGATGCTCTCGATGCTTTTCTTGCTCACCTTTTCGGCGGTTGCGTTGCTTCGAGATTTTGTTTGTGTTGGCGCTGCTTTTTCTAGGTCTGCAACTGTTGGGTTTGCGGCGATTACTTCGGCGGCTTTTTCTGCGCCATGTTCGCGGCCTACTCTTTCGGCCAACTTGAGAAGGTTGGAAACCGATTGGGTTTCGGCGTCTGAAACTTCCCCGATTATTTCGGCGAAGATTGCGAAGTGTTGAACGTGGCTCTTTCTGATTGTTGGGGCGTTGCCCAGTTTTGATGCTTCGGCGATTGAGGCTTGAACTGTGCGAACTGTGGTTTTTCCTGTGCGAAGCATTTCGGCGATTTCGAGAATGAACTGTATTTCGCCGTCATGGTTGATGAGGTTTGAGTAAGAGGAAACAATTTCCGCCATTGGAACTACTTCGGTTTTTTCAACCTTCACTTTTGTTGATGCGCTAGAAGTAGCGGTTTTAACTGCTTTTGTTGATGTTGTTGATGTCATGATTTTTTTCCTTTTCTGTGGGTGTGAATCGGTTGATTCACTAAGAGAATCTTCTCATGGATTGGGGGAAAACACCAACATTTCAGAAACTTTTTTTTCGGGTTTGTATGATAATCATACGCTCAGCCAACTCTCAGGAATCTCTCAGGAAGCCGAAGGCTATTCGAACAGATGTTCGTGTGGCGTGGCTCACATTGTTTGTGTTGAGTTATCCACAGGGTTTATCCACAATGTGCATAACTTGTGGAAAACTATTGCCCCTTATCCACAGGTCTGGGAGATAGTCCAATCATCTACAAATCGGCAAGTATCTTTATCTATTTATCGACAATTCATCACACCCGAGGGTTGTTAAAAACGACCCCGCCCCCCTCTTATAGTCTCCAGTAAAAATTTTCTGTTATATTACGGGGGGCTATATATAGGGATAGACTTACTGCGATTTTTATATATTTTGAGCGTAAATAAAAGAATTATTACCGAACGTTGTTCGGTTTTACCCGTTTGAACGGGTTA